CAATGATATTATCCACATCAGCCGGAGTCCACATTTCTAGGTCGGCAAGAACACGATGAGGTATTTCATCTACACCCTCAGTCTCAGCCCAAAAGGCTATTCGATAGGCGATGATGTCTCCATCAAGTATCGCTGTCTTCGGCTTCTTCATCACGTTTCCATTCTAAATCTTCTAGGGTTTCAAGAAAAATATCCACATCCATAGGAGAAGAATCACTCGCCTTGATTAAAAGACGTAAGATAAATTGATCACTTGGTACGCCACCTGCTCTATACTGCACCGAAACACTATCGAAAGAGTGGTCAGGTTCAGTCACCCAAGAAAAGAACCGCTTGGCTACCTTACCTTTTAGCTCTTCTATTGTTCCACTGTTGACAATGTATTCGTGAAACAGGTCAGTATATTGTAAGTTACCAATCTCTACTTCATTGCATAGAGTTTCTGACTCGTGATCTCTCCATGCATCTAAGAGTTCTGGTATAGTTCTAGTGCTAGGAGTTACGAATACCTGATAAGCACCGACATCACGGCCATAGGCTAGCTCGTTCATATACCTAACATCATCTTGAATAACTATGTGTTCCCATTGCGTTGATGCGTGGTTCCTAAGAAACAATTCTGTTTCCTTTAGATCTTCTACCTCCTCCTTAACTTCATCAATAAAGTGAGCAGGGTTTTTTGCTCGAAGCTCAGCACCCTTCTGTTGACACCGTGCCCGGTAGATATCTGGGTGGGTTTCTTTAGTGATGCCATCAGCAGCTACTGCATCCTTTAAAGCCTTAGCAAAAGGAATAATAACAGGAATATAATTCTCACTGGCGGCTACATTAGCAATGTAATTAGCCAATGTAGTCTTGCCCGCTCTTCCAATACCGCTTAGTTGTATAAATTTCATAGCACTCCTTAATGTGTTTCCGACCAATTCTTCCCAACATTATACTCAGCCTCTGTTGGTATGGTACAACCCAGTAGGTCTCCTGCTTTCAAGGAAGACTCACAAAGAATCTGACCTACCTCATGGGCAATGTCAGCAGCACACTCAACCTGCACTTCGTCATGAACATTAGCAACCCAACTCCACTGATTAGGGAATTGTTTTGTTAACGTATCATGAGCAAAGCATGCCCAGATCTTAGCAACCAAGGCACCAGAAGATTGTAACAAAGTATTCAAGGCAGCGTGCTCACTTCTAACAGGGATTTCTCTCCAGTTAAAAGGACGAACCGATCCCTTAGACGCAGCGTCAAACTTACAATCGTCCATGACCTGACGCAACCCCGTAATATTAGACAAGAATTTATTCTTAATTAATTTTGCATCATGAGTAGACGCACCTATCACCTGCCCAAACTTCGTGTCTCCACCACCATAGATAAAGCAATAGATGCCGCTCTTCGCTTGGTTACGAGAACCCACACCCATCGCTTCCTGATTATGTTCATGGATATCACCACTAAGGATTTGCTCAGCGTATGCACCGCCGTCATGCTTATGTAAATAATGGGCCAGCATACGTAGCTCTAAGCCCTTAAGATCTGAACCAACAAGTACCCAGTTAGAACGAGGGACAAACAACGACCTCGCCCTAGGATCACTAGATACCTGCTGCATATTAGGATTGTTTGAAGTCATCCTTCCAGTAACAGTACCCAAAGTATTCAAGCTACCATGGATCTTATGATCCCTTGATGCCCTAGCCCTTATGATCCAGTCAGACACTTGACTCATGAGTTTCGTATTGTCAAAGTATTTAACTAGCACCCCAGCCTCAGGGTAATCAAGCTTCTTTAGCACAGACCTATCCACTTTAGGGTTACCTTTATCAGTAGTAGGATACTTCCACGAATACTTTTCATGCAGTCGGTCTGCAATCTGTTGTCGTGATCCCGGATTAAAGATGGTAACTTTATCCTTAAGACGCTTCCCAGTTTTTTCTGACCAACGCTCTTCAACTTTAGCAGGGAAGATGATTTGCATCTCATCTTCAACAGAAGCTTTGTGCATTAACAGCTCAGCCTCTAGGATTTCTGCTGCATTAAGATCGAAACTAAATCCATTCTCTACCTGCTGTGCAACAATCTCTGCCACCTTATGCTCTAGCCTAATGGCCTTAGTGTTCTTTGTGGCAAATTCTTTTTGGTAATTAAATACCTTAGCAGTAACAACAGAATCCTGAATACAATACTTCAACATCTCTTCATTGTACTCATCAAACCCACCCTGATAGTCATCCTTATACTCACCAAGAAACAGACCCCAACTCTTTAAAGAGTGGGATCCATTAGGAAGCTGAGGTTTATCAGGCCAGATCAATCTACTCACTAGAAGAGTGTCGTAAATGTTGACACTGAAATTACCATATAAGCGATACAATAAAGGAAGATCATAAGAGCAGATGTTATGACCAACCACCAGATCAGCCTGTCCCAATCGACGGATGAGGTCGGGGATTTCTTCTTCTGTGTATCCCTTAGCTTCACCTGTTGATATCGAATATGAGGAGGCACACCAGATACGATTCGCTTCCTTGGTCGCCTGTCCCTTTGAGTTAACTTTGATTTCATTTAATCCATTAGCCTCAATATCAAATGCTAATATCTCCATAGCGGTACAAGACCTCCCCTTCGAGGGTAATAGTAAACGGAATATCTTGAAGGCGGCTAGTCCTCTTGTCGTAGTACAGAGCAGAACCAATGCCACACTGTCCAGTCTTTCGGTTCTTTAGCACACGAACACAAGTAGTATTTGAAATCCTTTCATCCGAATGCTGTCTGTTTCTTTCCAGTGCAAACACATAGTCTGCAATCTGAGCAAGAGAACCGGAGCCTCGGAGATCACTGAGAGTAATACGATCACCCTCATCTACATTCTTATCAGTCTTCTTGATGTGTGAGATAACATGAACAATGCATCCGGTTCGTTCAACCAGAGATCGAAGTTTTTTCATAACATCATCCAAGATCAGTCGTTCAGAGTTACCAAAGTTATCCTGTTGACTAAGAAGAATGTTACCAAGCAACGTGATGTGGTCAACGATCAGAACCTTACAGTCTAGAGCAACAGCCATGTACTCAAGGCGAGACATAACATTACTCATGTTAGCGTTGCCAATATGATCATAGATGTAAAGCGGGTAATCGCCCACCTCTTTCTTAGCAGCAGAATACTCTTCATCACTCAGGTTGTCAGGTACACCAAGGTCAACCTCTTCCTTGCCGAAAGAGTTACGGAGTTCGTTAAGCTTACGTTGTCCAACGATCTTACGAACAGGCTTACCAAGCTTGAGAGAAATTAGATCATCCACTGTAGACTCAGGGGATTCTTCGAGGAACACACAGCCAGTAGTGTTGCCTTGTTCAAGGTGATGAAGCAAGACTTCTCTAACAATAGAAGACTTGCCATGACCAGTAGCAGAAGTCCATAGGTTAAGGCGACCAGAGTCTTGACCAATCATGAAGTCAGTAAGAGAATCCCACGGGTATTCATAGAGAACACCCGTGTCATTCTTGTTGCTAGTCACTTGGCTTATGTGAATGATAGAGTCTGGGCTATAAGACTGAGCCTGCCAGTAACAGCTCAAGAGCTGCTTACTTTCGTTAGCAACAAGCATCTCATTAGGATCCTTGCGTGGAAGCTCCATGATCTTAACCTTACCCGGAGGAAGAACCTCAGCCACTTCCCGTGCAGCCTTACGCCCCGGATCATCTGAGTCAAAGCAGATAACGATAGTCTCAAACGATGCCAAGAACTCATAGTTCTCCTTGACTGAAGAGACAGCTGAGCCTACCCCACTTGGGATAGAGACAACAGGATACTTGTTATCAAACAACTGAGACATAGTGAGTGCATCAATAGCACCCTCCGTAATGAGAACCCTAGGTCCACCCTTTTCCCACAGGTTCTGCCCAAACATGGAAAGATTATTGGTATCCCCCAACCAATAGAAGTTCTTTTCTTTAACCTTCCGAATCTTTTGAGCTTGAAGGCTACCATCATTACGATAATAGTTTTCAATTTCAAGCTGAGAATCCATAGTTGTGCGGGTCTGGTATCTAAACTTCTTAGTTGCATCATCACGAATCTTACGATGAGGCAATGCAATAGCTTCACCAAACTGCGGCTGAAATTCCTTTTCGATATTCTCTACCTTAACCTCAGTCATATACTCTTGCCCTCCCTTTTCATAGTGTTGACAAGCAAAACAATATTTGTGCCCATCATCATATACAGCAAGGTTGTCGCCTTTCGTATCACTGCCCGACGCAGCACACACAGGACACCTTGCACGTTCCACCACTTTTGAATCACTCACTCTTGATAGCATGTTCATAGTTCCTTACTTCCTCTTTAATAT